TTGCATCTTGTTGTATTTTTTCTAATGATTTTTTCAACTTTTGAATCTCATTTCTCAAGTCTTGATTTTCTACAACCATATTTTTATCCCTTTGCTGTAAATTAGTCAATAAGTTCATCGCATCAGATGAAGTCTTTTTCAATTCAGTATTTTCATTTTTAATTATCTCATTTTGCTTTTGTAGTCGCTGAAATTGATTTACACTTTTTTCTAATTGACTTTCCAATGACTTTAATTCTTGAATATCTGCCTTAACGACTGTCACTCCTAAAGGTTTTTCTTTAAGTTTCTTCTGTAAACGAGAAATATAAATTAAACTAGCAATAATTATAAAAATAATAAAAAAATTTTTGTTTCTTGTTTTTTTCTTTAATTTTTCATTTTCCCTTTTTTGTCTCATGATATCTTCTCGAAGTTCATCGATTTCCATTAAAGTTTCTAAATCTATTGATGTAGAATTCGATTCCTCTTCGTCTTGGTCTTTGGTAGAATGAACATAATAAATATATGTACCATATAGGAGAAAAAATAAAAAAATAATTTTGATTTGGTTCATTTAATATTAAAAAAAAAAAATATTTTATATAAGATAATCATACACTGAATTTTTTACATCTTCTCCTATTTTTTTTTCGAGAAATAAAAAAACAAAACTTTTATGATAATTCATAAAGGTGATACATTTTTCCAAAAATCTCATAATTTGTAATAGACCATTAGAAATATGATATTCCATAGGATTTTGTATATTTTGATAATATAATATTTTTATTTTTGTCCTGATTTTTTTCATATATCGATGACTTAAAGAAAGAAATTGTATCTTGTCCTTATGAGAAATTTCTTTGCTCATCCTATACGGATGTAAAAGTTTTATGGTTGTGTCACCTAATAAGAAAATCATCTTTAATACATTTGTATCTGTAGCATGCTGTATAATTTGTCTACTATACAAATCTTGAACATTTTTAAGAATAAAAATAGATGGTTTTGAAAAAAAATCCATCAAAATTTCCCATTCATATTCTTTTTTATATCGACCTACAATTATTTTCATTTTTGTCCATTTCATCAAATTTGCACTATTTTCATTTTTTTTAAATGAGAATGATGATGTTTTGTGTAGATATTTATATCCATATTGCTATACTTCAATATGCTTAAAACTATATTCTAGCGAATGGGTCTATATAATTTAAATTTTTTCTTGTCTTGTTTTTCTGTTTTGATTGAGTATTTGAAGATATTGGATATTGTGATGATTGTCGTTTTGAGCTTGAAGATTTCCGGTTTTTGCGATATCTAATTCCATCAGTTGAGGTTGAAGGGTATGATAAAATATTTTCTGAGCTTGATAACACGTCGGTATTTTTGCTGTTTATTATTGAGCTTTGCCTTTGAGAACCTATTGAGCTTTGGCTTTGAGAATCTAAAGATTGGTAAGACATTCTTACGGCACCAATTCCTCCGCGGTATTTTTTGGTTTTTAATTTCTGTAATTCAGCTTCTTGTTCCTGTAATTTTTTTCGAAGTATTTCTCGTATTTCGGGTCCGATTTCCTTTTCTTGAATTTCATTTAAATTATTTTCAAATTCATCGTCCAAAGCGTCAGAGGTCTTGTTAAGTGAATTATTGGGTTTTACGGATTGTTTTATTTTTGTGCTAAGAATTAATTTATCCTCGGCTCTTCGCTTTTTAAAATATAAAAATAGAAGGACTAAAGTAAAACCGAATAGAATTCCTATTTTCAAATTTCTTTTTTTAATTTTTTCTTTCATTTTCAAATTTTCCTCTTCTATACGCACCATTTCCACTTCGAGTTCGTCTAATCTTAATTGTGAGTCATCAATCTCTTCTGAAGAAACAACTTGTTCCCTCTGATTCTTTTCAAAAATATACCTGGTATATAAATATATAGATAATATCAGTAAAAAAATAATAGTTATATTCATATTTTATATATATATATAAATAAAAAATTAAGAAAAAAAAAATGAAAAATGAAATTAAAAAATTATTGTCTTTGTTGCAAGAAACAAAGGAAATTCCTCATCCATGTATCTTATATATTGACAAGATTTTATCCATTTTTGAACATGTAGTTTCGAATTATGATAGAATTCATATATACACGGAAATTATGAATGATAAGTCTTATCATAAATTATTACAAACTAGCACAATGAAAAAACTTGTCGAATTGGAAAATCAAATCGATGATTTTATTTTTACATTGCAAATAAAATCAATGGCATTTAAAAAAATTAAAAAAAAATATTTTGAAAAGAGAAAAAATATAAAAGAGACAGAAATATTACTTTCCTATAAAACGAAATCGCTGGATACCGCCAAATATATTTTAGAATTTGTATAAAAAATTTAGAATACAGTTTCTTGTTCTTTCATGTATTCTATTAAATGTATGAGTTTCTTTTTGGAAGATGGTTTGAAATTTTTATCGGGGATGGAATTAATTTCATTTACCAAATTCGTCATTTGCATGATTTTATCCTCTCCTTTTGTGATATCTAATAATATATCCACTACCGAGTAGGTTCGTAATAAATCATGCGCCACGTCTGCATGGATAATTTTTGCAATTGGATTGAGTTTATGGTCTTTGGTATCCACTTCATCGATATGGTGAATCTGCATACCGATTTCAGTAATCTCCTGTTTATTAGGTCCATTCAACTCTGTACTTTCTTGATATTTGTTGATACGTTGGACCACCGCGAGTATAGAATCTATAATCTCTTCATCTGTTTTTGGACCTTTTTGTTCATGACCATGCCCATGCCCTTCTTTTTCAGATTTGTGTTCAAATGATTCACGACAATAAAGATAATTATAAGAAAAAATAACGACAAAGATTAAAATGAGAATATTTACAAATTCCATTTTATTTTTATTTTTATTTATTTTTTTTTTTATATTGTTTTTTTTTTTTTGTAAAAAAAAAATGATTTCATTTTTCTCTGATTTTTTTATTTTGTCATTTTTATATATTTTTACGAAGAGTATAGTTTATATCGATGAAGAACCGTAATTTTTTTTTTTTTTTTTTTTTTGTAATAAAATATTACAATGAAACATACAAAAGATATAGGTTATTATAAATATAATTTTGAGTGTAATAAAAAAATTTATAGTGAATCATTTGTGAATTCAGTAAAAGAAAAAAAAATTGTTACAATTTATGAAAATGGGAAAACAGAATTATCGATAGAGAGGTCATTGTTGGGAAAAAATGATTCAAAAGTTGGGCACACGGAATTTATGAAAGATAGTTTGGCTCATAGGGAAGAAGTATATATGCTTCCTTTTATAAATAAATTCAGCAAGAACGATTATTGCCTAGCCAAACAATTCGAAAAAAATTCATGAACCTGTTTTGTAGTCCTTTAAATCAAATCGAATATTTTTTTTGATATCTTGTATTTGAATATTTTTACGGTTTTTGGATTTTACTTTCATAATGTTGTTTATATAATTTTTCATATAATTATCTTCTCTTTCTCGTAATTTCAAAAGTTGTTTTCTTTTTCTTCGATAGATTTTGGAATAATAAGTCATATCATCAAAGGATGTTACATGGATATCCATAAATGAAACTGGATTTTCATTCGTATTGGTAGAATAATCGAATTGATTTGACATGGAGCGCTTTCGTCCATAAATATTTTCATTAGGAACTCTACAAAATGGACACTCGCTTTTTAGCAAGTGAGACACACATGTTTTACAAATTTTGTTCGAGTTGCAACATTTTAAAGAAAAAAAAAATTCTTCGCTTTTTAATTCAAAACATATATTACATTCTATATTTGAAAGAATCATTTATTATCTAAAAAAAAATAAGAAAATATATTTTTTTTGTTTATTAAAAAAAATATAATTATGGGAAAACGAGACGAGAATTTTATTATATTTTTTGCAGGATTCGCTATTTTATATGGAATTGTTTACGGCCTTTATTCTTTTGTTTCTAAATACATGAATTCTGAATCAAGCGATTGGACAGGGTTTGACAAATTAGGTTATTATTTGTATGTATTATTACAATACTTTTTATATATTTTATTATTTTTATTTATACTTAGGAATAATGAATTCTTATTAACAGTAATAATTAGTGCGATGGTGTAATTTATTTTTTTTTTTAATTTAATTTAAATGCAATCATTTTATATGAAAAAAAAAAAAATATGGAAATACAAAATTTACCGAAAAATACAGACCCTCTCGAAGAACATGAAATGAAAATATTTGAAAATTTATATACGAAAGAATTCATGACAGATAACGTAAAAAATGATACTTCCTCTACCGATGATTGTGGAACAAAGAATATTGACATGTTTGTAAAATTAGCGATAATTATTTTAATCGAATCAATATTTAATTCCAATAAAATTAAAAAAACATTAAAATTAAATGATTTTTCTATACAGATTGTAAAAATTATTTTATTATTTATATTCACGGTGGTATTTCAATATGAGTCGGAGAAATGTAAACAATTTTTTACTTCAACCTATCATTCCATCAAATCAAATGAAGAAAATAATTAGATAAAAAATGAAATTCATATGATTTTGAAAATAGAAAAATTAAAAAATGTCAATGCGAAGATTTTCACGTCAGATTAAAAAATTACAATCTTTGACCCCTTTACATAAATCCTTTAATCTACATGAGAATATAAAGATACATTTTCAATATTCTTCTGTGAATGATTTCACTGTATTTATCGAATGTACAAAAAGGTATGATTTTTTTGATATATTGGAATTACCAGAAGATATTAATAAAGAAATTTATGAATATTATAACAAAGAATTTATAAATATTTCATTTAAATATAATTATAGACGAGAATTTCCATTCAAATCTCCGAAATTAATTTTAGACGAGGTATCTTCTAATTTTCCAACAGAAAATATAGAAATGTTCATCAAGTATATTGTGAAGGAGACGAATGTTAGTAATGGTGTGGATAAAATTGATAATATGAACTATATAAATTTGTATTCTCCAGCGATTCATATGGAAAATCATTTGTTGTGTTTGATATCCAGACTAATCCCTGTTTTTGAATATTATAATTTAGTTCCTGTAGACCCGATAAATGGTATAGAGCGATATACAACCATTTCGATGCTTGAAAACGAGGAAGATATGGATTTATATTTTATGAAAGAATTGGCGGATGAGAATTTTAGGAAACATATTCATCAAAAAAGAATGAAACAAGCGCATCAACGTACTTCAATTACTACCGAAATACCTTGTTTTCGATAAAAATGTTTCATGTATGTCAACAAAATACTATTGTTCCTGGAACCCTTCCCCTTCATACAATCCATACCAGATTCACACTTATAAAATGTCTCGGAAAAACTTTTATATGAAAGTGCTTCATGAAAACAAAAAAATTATTTATTTATTGTCAAAAATTGATTTTTTAATTTAATGATATATTTTTTAATGTAAATATATCATTCTTATAAAAAAATAAAAAAAGAATGTCGAATCTTACCATCTACATCCCTTTATGTATTGATGAATCATCACATACTTCTATATCAGAAGAAAAGGAAGTTTGTGATGAATTGGATTTCCTTCCATTGACAGAAGAGGACAACTATATACAATATTATTTGAATATGCATTTTCAGAATGAAAATAATTTTTGGCAAAAGAGAGGGAAAACATTACCTGATATCGTTTTGGACCATTTCAGTGAAAATACAAATCCAGAGTTCCAGAGACGTTTAATCAATTATATTTTTTTATTGGTTGCCGCGGGTGAATCTTATCGTAACCAGTTGACAGATTTTCGAAATCAATGGGAATTTTCCACCAAGAGTCCGAAATATTTGGCGGGTATGTATCATTTTATAGACATTTTAGAAGAGGAAAAGGAAGAAACTTTGGGGAATTTTTTAGCCACAAGTAAATCCTTAAACAAAGAATTCTCTAATTTTCAGAATATAAGAATATGGGAATATGGTCAATACATGAAAGAAATTTTCCATCATTATGAGAAATATTGTGTCCTCATGCCAGAATTTATTTTCGATTCTTTGTTCGAAGGAAATAATTACAATCAAAATAGAATTAGAAAATTTATGGAATGGTATATCCCATCCATCGAATCGATTTTTGGTTGTATATATATGAAAATCAATTTTCTAGATGAAAATACAAATTTATTGCGTTCATTTTTCTTGGCAAAAAATATTAAAGATGTCAAAAAATATTTACATAATGATGAAAATTAAATACAATAATTATATCAATATGAAAAGACTTTATATTTTTTTTTTTTTTTTTCATATAAAATGGGTAATTTTTTTAATCCAGTGAATATAAATCATGAACTCATTATGGCTGATGCAGCTTTTACTTATCGAAAAAAACTAAAAAAGAAAGATTTGATATTTGTAAATGAACCAGATAAAAGAGGGGAGGTGGAAGGCGCCATGAGACAGATTTTAAAAAACAACAATGAATTATTTACCAATGCTATAAAATATTATGATTATTACACTCCTAGAAAAGAGGCTTTGGATTATAAAACAGAAATAAAGCGTTTAGAAGAATTAAAAGAAGTATTCGGAATCTAATCATCCAAGAGAGAGTCTTCAGACTCGATTGTTAATTCGGATTCACTGCGGTCATCAATGAAAGAATCATCGTAATCTTCCTCTTCTAGTTCTATTTCCTCATCCATGTAATATCTTTGAATTTCTGTTTGCATGGCAACTTTTCTTGAGCGATATACATAATTGAAATCCGATTCCTCATCAGACAAACTGTCGTTCTCCTCATCCTCATGAAAATCTAATAATTTTTTACAATTAGAACCTAAAAGAAGAAAATTTTCTTTCTTGAATGTCGAGGAATGTTGAAAATTATTCGTTGCATAAAATTTGTAAACAATGTGCTTTTTTCCACAATCACAACAGTCGCTTTGCCTAAACTTCTCCAATGGGAAATTTTTAATATTATATTCCTTTACATAATTTTCCACTGCTGCAAAGTCATTTGAATTTGAACTTAACAAACGAAAGCCTTTCTCTTTCAATTCTTCTCCGGAAAGACAATGTTCTCGTAATTTACGCAACAAGGTACTATCTTCCATTTTTTTTGACACTATTTTGATATTTTTAGAGAAATATATCAAATATGATATGAATTACATGCGAAATGATTTTGAACAATCCATACATTTGACAAAAATGGTACTTTGTTCGTCAGAACTTCGAGTTTGTTTTTCATATGAAATTGTCCTTTTACTTTTACAAAATTTGCAAACCATAATCCCTTCCGAAAGTTTCGGTGGAGAAATGATGAAATTTTCTTCTTCTTTAATTCGTTCCGAAATTTCTTGGAAAGCATCCGAGTCATATAAAAATTTTTTATTTTTCAAGAATTCGAATAAATGTTCTTTGTTGGGCTGTAATTGATATTCACAATATAATTCATAGAAACACATGTATACATCTGAAGTTTTTTCAAACTGCTTTTGTATATAATTACAAATATTTTCTCGATTCTGTTTCGATTGAATCAAATTATTGAATTTTTGATGAAAATAATATTCCATGTTTGATTTCTTTTAATGAAAAAATCAATAGTTTAATCATTTTTTTGTTTTTTGCTTTATTTCACAATACGATAGGCAATTTCTGTTTCAGACCGAGTAATTTTTAAAATGTCGTCTTTTTTGAAATTAAAGTATTTACAAATCGGGTCAGAAATATTAATGATTGGAAATTTATTACCATAAATTTTTTTTAATTCCAGTATATGGTCTGCGTCTTCCACTTTTTTATGAGGAATGTAGTAATACAATTGAGTGATATCATAAAAAAATTCATGATAAGAAAACAATTCTATATCATATTGAAACAAATCATGAATGATTTTATTACAAGTAGATGTCATGTGATTTTCATACACAATAATATAGTTTTTTACCGTATTGTTACAACTTTGTTTTAAATGCTTCTTCAAGTTATCCACTCCAACTTTCTCGATAAAAATACAAATTAAAATATAGGGTATATTTTTATCATTGTCGTAAAATAATAAAGAGAATTCGTTAATTTTATGATGAAAAGTCAAATCTCTTCTTGACATCATTTTTGAAATATTTGGAAGAACTACATTCCAAGACTTATCATTCATCGACATGTTCATTGTATTATTATAAAAATTACAATTAAATTTTACAAGATTCATTTTTTTTTTTATACATTTGAAATCCAATCTAAGAAACGAATCATGACTAGTTTTTGGATAATTTTATAACCAATACTCCGAGACCAACAATTATAGTGCCTAAAATACCAAATCCTATATTAAGATTTTTCTGCTGACCTGATATTGCATATTCAAAGTAATCTACATCTGACTCTTCCCTCATTTTGAATTGCTGAAAATTGTCATGATTTCCAAAATATTTTTTATATGTTACATTATTGAGATTAGGTCTAAAAAATTGATGTTTCGGATTCAATTCATAATCATCTAAGTCGAAAAAAATAAAATAAGGAATCATACTGTAATAAAATTTATTTTTTGTCATTTTTTCAAATAATTGTAGTTGGACTGTTGATAATTTACCTTTATAGGAATATATTTTTTTAAGTAGCTTTCGTACATTTTCAAAATATTTTTTAGTTAAAAGCAAGTATATAAATCTATCTAAAATGTCAATATTTGTAGTTACTACAAGTTTAATTGTCATTATATTCATATTATATAATATAGATTCCACAAGTGTAAGAATATTTTCGTATTTAGAAATGTCAATTTCGGGCCATATAGCCTCTAAGTTTTCGAAAAATTCAGCAAAAAAAACATACGGAAGGTCTTTCAATTTTTCTACATAAATAGGGAGGACTAGTTGTGAAATATCTTCCTGTTGTTTTTTGATAATTGGGAGAATTTTATTATTGATAGATTTAAAATTATTTTTTATAAATTTTTTGATATTATTTATATCGTTTTTTGCAATTTGATATTGTATATTCGTGGTCATTTACTATAGAAAAAAAATGATAAACAAAAAAAAATAATATATTATGATGGATAATGAAAATATAGAATATAATGATAAAACTTGTATTATTATTGAAACTTTTGATGAGAATTTTATAAAAACTATATACTATTCAATTTCCGTGGTTCTCGTTTTCGTAAATGACTTGGTGGGACGTTGACATCTCTTATTTTGGTTGGTATAAATCGGTTTCCACTTCTACCTGAATTTTCTAATTGTATTGGATTTAATTTAAAATGATTAGGTCGGTCGTTTGTATGACCATTCAGCTGGGCTTTTGAAGTGACAACAGAACTATGAAGAATTCTTTTTGGTAATTCCTTTTGTTCGAGACCAGATTTTTTATTTTTTATGATTTGATAATATTTCTTTTGAGTATTCGTTTGAACCATTAGTTTATCTGATTTGATATTATTCTTCCCTGATTCAGGTCGAAGTTTTGATAATTTGTGGTATACTTTTGGTGTTATTAAACTTGTTGTATTATATAGTTCGTTTAATTTTATAGATTGATTATTGGAACGTGGTGTTTCGTGCAACGAAGAGACTTTGTTTGTATTTGTTGTATATTGTAGAGTATTATTTTTCATCATATCTTTATCATGGTGGATTCGAAGAGGAGTTTCGTTTTTTAAATTTTTTCGACTGATGGATTGAATTTGCATCGAGTTTTCATCAATAAAATTGTTTGGAAGTTCTCCGATTTTCATGCTAAGAGTAGAGTCCTTTGATTTATTTGTTGCTATTGGTATTGTGGAGAGTGTATCATGAATCATTTTTGTTTCATCCAATGGTTTCATATTCACCAAAGATTTTTGATATTTGTTAGAATTAATAGGATGTTGTAGGACATTGGACAATTTTGTGGTTGGTTTCTGGGAGCGTAAATTATCAAACATGATAGATTTATGTTTTTTGGTGTGAATACTATCTTTTAGATTTGTCGTTAATTTAAAATTTGGCAAACTCATGAGTTTTCGAAACATGTCCCCATAGTTTTTGACAGATTTAGTATTATTGACGCTAGTTTGTAAAGTTTCTTGAATCATTCGTTTTTCGATAGGGCTTTTCGATTGTACGAAAATAGGTACTGCTTTTTTTGTATTATAATTGTAATAATCATGAGGTAATCGAGAAAGGGGAAGTAATTCATATTCCGTAGGTTTACTAACTCGTAGGATTTGATTGGTGATTGGTTTATACGCTTGCTTTCCACCAACAGTATTATTCCTTTGGACCTTTTGAAAAGGGTCTTTTCCCCTCGAAAATTTTTCAATATTTTCATCATATCTAGAATATTCCTTTTCGAATTCGTAAATTTCTCTTTCATGGCGTTTATTTCTATATTGTGTGAAAATTCCTTTCGCGGGGTCACGTTGAATATTCAAATTGTTCCAACTTTCATTATCGTTTCCAAGTGTAACGTTCCTCGGTGGAATAAACATGTTTTTTATTTTTTATTTGTTATTATAATTTTTATATTATTTTTTTTTTTTTTTTTCAAATCGCAAAAAAA